ACATGAAAGAAAACTATAACTTTTTAAGGTCATTCACGTTCAATGGTATGGAAACAAGTCATTTGTTCCAGATAGCAAAAGTAAACATACCGTTTTTATCAAAGGATAATGACTACTATAACGTGGGCAATACAGATGGCAAACATTTTAGAAACACTAAACTAGGTGATTATAGTATTAGTATTGACGGATTCATTATATCTGATAATTCTAAAATGAGCGTTTCAAAGACAAAAGATGAACTTGTTAAAATAATTAACAGTGACGAACCAAAGAAGCTTATTCTAGATTTATTTCCAGATAGGTATTTTAGCGCTATATTTTCTGGAACACAGGAATATGATGCAACAGATACAAAGTATACACCGTTTACATTGGTATTTGATGTACCAGATGCACTAGCTCATCAAATAGAACCAAGTGGCTACACTAATGTAACAACTACAAACGAAAACCTAGTTATTGATTCTGAATTTAAGGATATACGTAAATACTATAAACCTTGGACAGTGAAGCTTGTGGAGGATAACAATGGTAGTTCCATTATACGTGGTGACTTTTCAACATCAAGACCAACTGGCTTTGATAGTGTTAATTGGGACGAAGCATGGTTTCAAATGAACGCATACACACGTAGGGTTATTAAAGATTTAACTGTTGGGACTAAAGTTAAGGCTAGCATAGAGGCTAGGGTTGTTCAAAAAAATAATAATTTTGAAAACAATGGTAAGCTAATTGTTGAAGAGTGGGGTATTAATCCAACACGTATTTTAGAACGTCACGAAGTTGTTATTCCAGCTACAGAGAGTGACACATTTACTAGATATACTATTGATACAACTATTAAAAATAAAGATACACAAGCTATTAACCTTGCGTTTGGCTCAATAGGAAACTTCACAATAGTTGACTTTAGCAAACCTATGCTGAGTATTAACCCAGCAGAACCATTTATATATGTACCAAGTGAAACAGCTTTAACAGAAAACCTACTGGTTTCAAATAATGGAACATACAGGACTTACCCAAGATATACATTCAAGATGAACAGTGAGAATGCAATGGTAGCTCTAATTAATGATAAAGGTAATATTTTACAGTTTGGTAACCAAAATGATGTTGATGTAGCTACATCACTAAAAGTTGAAACAGTTAAGTGGTGGGACTTCTGGGGTGACACATTAGGTGAGGAATGGGTTATAAACAGGAACTTTGATACATCATATCCTAATTACGCATTTGACCCTAGTAAACCTAATGTTTTTTCAGGAACATTTGACATGGCTAAAAACCCAGATGATGTTACACCTACATTTACACCTAATACTGGTACAGGTTATTGGCATGGTCCATCTATGCTTGCACCGTTTCCTGCAAACTCAAATAATGAACGTACAGGACCAATCACAGCCTCAATTCGATTCAACTTCTTATATAGTAAAATTCAAGCTATGGGGCGGGTTGAGATGAATTTACAAGATGTAAATGGTAAAGCTGTTATGTCAGTAGTATTCAGAGATTCTACAGCAGATAATGATAATATCTACATGGAATGTATATACAAAAATGAGCTACAACATACGTATACCCTTGATAAAAATAAGTTTAAAAACGGGTGGCGCGAAGTAACCCTTGAACGTTGGTCAGATAAGATTGTTTGGCGGTTATCTCAAATAAAATCATTAGCTCCAAACGATAATGTACATGTTGGTAACGAATTTAAATATGCGCTTAACATTGTAGATACATCAGAAATAATGAGTTACGGACAATGGTTTCAACGTTGGCAAAACAAATTACATGTGGTAATGAGTGTTTCAGATGTAAAAATCAGATGGCGTGATGTTTCAGTAACTACAAATGTAAAAAACATTTTTCAAGACGGTGATATTGTTGAGATTGATACCAAACAACGTGTGGTATATGTAAATGGTGTTATTAATGGAGATATAAACACTGTTGGTAATGAATGGGAAAAATTTAGACTAGAATTAGGGGATACAACCATCACACCTATCGTTTCTGAATGGGCAAGCAGACCAGAGGTAACAGCTATAGTTGAAGAAAGCTACTTATAAAAAATAAGGGTGGTGTAATAGCCACCCTAAATGGAGGTAATAAAATGGATTTTTATGTAACAGATAGAGAGTTCACACTTAAAACAATTATATCAACAGAAGGAAACACCGTATTCAAAGTGGTTTCTTCAAAAGATACAATAGAGTTATCAACAGCATCACGGAGACTAGATATTGATGTTAGTTTTACGCATGATACAACAGATAAGGCAAAAGAATATTTCAAGGTAGGTAATTACTTTTTATACAAGGACCTTAATGGTAAATTTATATGGGCAACCATTATGAAAGCTACACATGACCCATTGAATCAGGTTCGCAGTTTAGAGTTAGAAGTTGCATCACTTGACCTACTAAACGAAACTGTACCTGAATATTCAGCAGACAAGCAATATACTGCCAAAGAATATATTGAGATGTTTACTTGGGATTCTGGATATACAGTAGGAATAAATGAAATACCTAATTTAAAACGTACATTAAAATGGGATTCAGCCATGACCGCATTAGAACGCATACAATCCGTTGCCACGCAATTTGATAACGCTGAACTTGAATTTACCTATGACTTTGATGGTAATAAACTAACACAGCGTAAAATAAATATATATAAGAAACGTGGTAAGAATACAAATCACACTCTATATGTAAATAAGGATATTAACTCAATAACTACAGAGGAAGATATATACTCACTTCTAAATAGCGCCCATCCAGTTGGTGGAACACCAGAGGGTAAGGACGAACCCATAACATTGAAGGGGTTTAACTGGACTGACCCATACAAGAGATTTACAGTTGACCCAAAAGGTGGTTATGTATATGACACACAGAACATAAAAGAGTGGTCAAGAACCAATACAACAACTCATTATTTCATGCTAGAATTGCAGTTTGAAGCAATGTCACAGCAGAAGTTATTAGATGAAACAATACTTCATTTAAAAAAATATAGTAAACCCATAGTATCATATAACGTAGATATTGCAAATATACCATATCAGTTAGAAGTTGGGGACACATTGAAATTAGTTGATGAAAACGAAAAGTTATATCTACAATCCAGAGTACAACAACTTGAATATGACTATACAACCAACACATGTGAAGCTACATTATCTGACTTCGTTAGACTTGAAAGTGGTATAAGTGACGAGTTAAGAAAGTTAGCTAATGACTTACAGGCAAACCTAAATAAAGGTATCAAATCAGTTCCAAAAGTATATGTACAACCTGACATACCAGTAAACGCAAAAGAAGGTGATATTTGGTGGGTATCAACAACAGAGCAACAAGACTATGAGGTTAGAGGCATAGACAATGGTTTGATTAGTGGTTATAAAGTATTTAGAGGTGGACAGTGGGTAGAACAAACAATTGACCAATCCATACTTAATATTGAAACACTAAACGCAGTAAACATCAATGGTTCTACCATTAACGGTTCTGAATTTATAACAACATGGAATACAACAACAGGTGATGTTAGGAAGGTTGGTAGCGCCAAATTATCAGATGGTACGTTAGGTATTGAAAACTACACCTATGCTACACATAATGGTGTTGAAACACTAAGAAAACTAGATATATCAACAATATATAACAGTGATATATCTAACTTCGCACAGTCATACGATATGGAAACTGGTTTAAACATAACAAGAACATCAACCGCAAAACTAGTTGATGGTACAATAGACATTGCCACCACCTATCCAAGCGGCTCACCTAAGCCTAACTCATACACTGTTTTGAATGGTGAAGGTATAACCGTTAACAGAAAGAAACCATTTGGCGCTTTCTTTAGCGCTGGTCCAAACTTAGACAAGGCAGGTAATAATAATCTACTAAGAGTAGGACCCTATAGTGGGGCAGACTTTAACACCTCGACATATGAGGTTAATCAAACAATTATTTTCAATCCAAATAGGGATGCGTTCCAAATACTACGTGACTGCACTTTAAAAATAGATGTTACATTACGTCACCAAGGAGATGGTACATCCTCACAATCACCTTACGTCTATACAGCTATTGTTGTTGACCAAGACATAACTAAGTTAACATCAAAACCAGAGTATGGGTATATACAAGCTATAGGTTCATACGGTAGTAACGTTCCTAACCTACGTTTTATATCAGGTGGTTCATATGTAGTAAACTTTAAAAAAGGAGATTATGGCGCATTACGTTTAAGTCTTGCTAGTGGTAAATATAGCTTTATCAGTTCAGTACCATCAATGCAAATAACAGAAGTATTTAGTATAGATTAATAATGTAAAACACCTCTTTTCAGGGGTGTTTTTATTTGCTTTTAAATGGGTAATCACCCACATTGGTGACTGAAAAACGCTTAGAATCCTCCTGTGATACACACCATTTCCCCTATTTAAGTGATATACTATAATAGTAGCTGAAAGGCGGTGATTATAATAAGATAGGGAGATGTAGGCATGGAAGATAAGGACTTCATGGAAATAAAAGTGCAACTAGCTAGAATTGAATCAAACTTGGAAGGTATTCCAGATTTGAAAAATGAATTAAAGGCAAACAATAATTTATTGAGTGAAACACATCACCGTTCAATTCAAAATGAGAAAGACATTGCTAGTATAAATGACCGTTTAACTTGGCTAACACGCACAGTATCAGGAGCAATCATTGTTGCTGTTATTGGAGCTATTATAACTATATTATAAGGAGAGTGTTAAAAATGGATTGGAAAACACGTATCAAAAACAAAGCGTTCTGGATTGCTTTAATTCCAGCAGTAATTGTTCTGATTCAAGTTGTGGGAAACGTTTTTGGATTAGACTTATCAAACCTAACTGGTTTGAGTCAACAACTAATTGACGTGGTTAATGCAGTATTCGTTGTGTTAAGTATTTTAGGGGTAGTTATAGACCCAACCACAAAAGGTATTAGAGACAATAAGGAGGATAAATAAGTATGAAGTTAAAAGGTATTTTATTTGGTGCATTAGCAACCATTGGTTTGTTTGCTGGAATGCAAACAGCTAATGCATATGAAGTTAATAACGAGTTCAATTTAAGTCCTTGGGAAGGTTCAGGACAGGTTGCAGTACCTAATAAGATTGTCTTACATGAAACTGCTAATGAACGTGCCACAGGACGGAATGAAGCAACGTACATGAAAAACAACTGGTTTAATGCACATACTACAGCCATTGTTGGTGATGGTGGTATTGTTTATAAGGTAGCACCAGAGGGTATCGTATCATGGGGTGCTGGTAATGCTAACCCTTACGCACCAGTTCAAATTGAGTTGCAACATACGCACGATAAAGAGTTGTTTAAAAAGAATTATAAAGCCTATATTGACTATACGCGCGACATGGGTAGAAAATACGGTATTCCTATGGTATTAGACCAAGGTACTTCTGTTTGGGAAAAGGGTGTAGTTTCTCATAAATGGGTATCAGATTATGTATGGGGTGACCACACAGACCCATATGGTTACTTAGCAGAAATGGGAATCAGTAAAGAACAACTTGCTAAAGACTTAGTCAATGGTGTATCTGGTGAATCAGTAAAACCAACACCAAGTAAACCAAAGACATTCAAAAAAGGTCAAAACGTTTACATTTATAACGGTCACAAGTCACACAATGGACCAGTGGTACCATTCGTAGCTGGCGCAAGTCTTTGGACGCAAGTTGGTACAATTACAGAAGTTAAACAAGGTGCAGTCAATCCTTATAAGATTGAAAACAGTGGTAAATTTGTAACATATGCTAACGCTGGCGACTTAGAGGACCTTAACACTAAGTTCCCACCAAAACCAAGTAAACCAGTTAATCAGTTTACAATTGGTGTTGACGCTATTATTTTACGTAGTGGACGACCAAGCGTATATGCGCCAGTATATGGAACATGGAAACAAGGTGCAGTATTCAAGTATGATGAAATCACAGTTGGTGACGGTTATGTATGGATTGGTGGAACAGATACTAATGGTGCACGTATTTACTTACCAATTGGACCAAATGATGGAGACCCTAACAACACGTGGGGTACATTAGTATAAAACAAAAAGACACCCAATATAGGGTGTCTTTATTTGCTTTTTAATGTATAATCACCTTACTTTTAATCTTAAACGTGCTTAGAATGCTCCTATGAAACAATGGTTTCTAAGATATTTGGTGCAAATCCACCAGTAATAATAGGTTCATCATCTAAGTAAACAACTGGCAAGGAACGAAATCCACATTCCATTAAATAGTTTAGTGCGCTCAAATCTTCATCTACATTAATTTCTTTATAGTTAACTCCTAACGCTTGTAATTTTCGTTTTGTCATTTTGCAAGGCATGCAATTGTTTTTAGTATATACTGTAATCATTTAAATTCCTCCTATTAGTCAATATAATTTTTAACTTCTAATTGTTTAAAACCTTTTGTATTACGTTCATGATGTGCTTGCTCAATCCTTTCTTTATAGTTTTCACCAAACCATAGTTCAAGTGTATCTTCTACTTGTTCAATATAGTATTGTTTGTCAATCTCATCAATTGTAATACCTTCACCGCATGCGTTGTTGTCAATAGTGTAGTATTCAGGTGCGTTTGCTAGACCTTTTGTGTATGACGTTGTACCTCTAATCTCATCAGCTTCAATGTCTACTAACTGACCTTCTTTGACCTTAAATAATTCTACTGCTTTTGATTTGTCTTTCACTGCGAATACACGGTTAACCTTTTGCGCACTGGTTTCGTTACCTTCAATGTCGCGTACAACTGTTTTGTCAAACGTCCAGCCAGTCTTAGTGATGATTTGGAATTGGCGGATTTCATTACATTCATTGATAAATTCTTTATAGTCTTTACCAGCTACCAAGTAATTAATGAACGCATTTGAAACGATAGCTTTTGATACTTTCGTGCCACCAGTCAAACCAATAGCACCTTTTATCTTCACCTTACCATTGGGTTGTACACCAATGTAATTATTTACGTCCTTCTGCCAAATCTCACGGAACATATCTTTATCTAGTGTTAGTCCAATCTTGTTTGCGAATGCGTCCAATGCTTCATCAATTGCTTTGTCATCAGCTTCACTGTTTGGAATATATGCGTGTGCATCTGTGTTTGATTGAATGAATTTTGCTTTACCTTTAATCAGTTCATACATGTTAGTCATAATCAATTGACCGGTTGCACAAACTAAGAATTGATTACGTGGGTCATATAAGCCGTTAAATTCAGCACCAGTTGCGCCAAATTTCGTATTTAGTGGAAGTTTAATACCATTAATCATTACATTAGTAGGAACTTCTACACCCTTAATTACAGCTGTTTCCTCACCTGAATATTTAGCTTCCATACGTTGTTTAAGTAAATCACCATAACGGTGTTTCTTATCTTCTGGAATATTACGTGATAGTAAATTGAATTGTTCCATTGTATTTGGATATAGTGAACCCCAGTCACGCATTGGGAACATACCAATATGAATAAAGCTGGGTACTGCACCATGTACACCACCACTACCAAATACCATCTCGTATCCATCTTCTGTGGTGTAGTTTAGTGATACGTTTAGTTTACCTTTTTCATTTAAATTGAACTCATGGTTCAAATATGCTTCTGCAATTTCTTTAGTATTAATTTGTAGTCGTTCGTCTAACTCTAATGGGTCTGTCAAGTCAGGTCTTACCTCTTGTTTAGTTGCACCTAATAACTTAGCTGTTAAATTAGCATTGGTTTGTAATAAGTCTGTCTTATCCATGTCAAACATTAAAGCGATTGTTGCCTTAGCTAATAACATACCAATGTTTTGCTCAAAACGTTTTTCAGTTGCCAATACGTCATTTTTACAGTATGCAATATTTAGTTCTTTTTCTTCATCAGTCAATTCACGTTCCATGTCAAAGTCTACTTCTGTTTCTTTAATATCAATACCTAAAAATGCGGAATGCTCTTTTAAGCTGAATCCTTTATTATCTTGGTACAAATCCATTCCAAATAGTGGTGTTTTTTTGCTATCAAACATTTTATAAACAAGTCCGCGCTCGTCAGATTCAATAATTGTTTTAGACATTTGATAAGCGTTTTTGCCTTGTAAATAGCCGCGCATTACATTGTTATCATATGATGCGTTGTTATACCCAATGAACATTGAATCACGGTATTCAAGGTAAAATTGACGTAATGCATTAAGGTCATTATTGATAATAAACCATTCTTTTGTGAAGTAATCACGGAATACAAATAGTGCATCACGTTTGAAAATCTCAATATCAAACAATAAAATAGTCTGTTTAGTAAGTGGTTTACTTGGTTTAAATGGTACATCATTACCACTTGAAATGCTTTTAATGACTTTGATTGCTGGGAAACCATTGGAATACGTTAGGTCAATTAACATTCTATCACCTACCTTACGGTCTTTCCAATTATCCCAATCCTTTTTACGAAACTTCATAATGTAAGCCATAACGTCACGTCCATCATCTAATGAACGTAATTTGATAACTCGCATTTCCTTGCCTTTTGCTGAAAGCTTTTCAGTTGATTCAATAAGTACCACATCATGCCTACCCTTAATCATAGGGTCAAGACTTCGTGAATTACCTTTTAAGTTGCTGAATACCTCCAATAGTTTACTTGCTAGTTCTGGTGCTTTCTTAAATTCTGCAATGTTTTTCATGTGTTAATTCCTCCAATTTGTTTATACTCTTATTTTACTTGATTACTGTGATTCTGTCAAGTGTTTTCGTTGTCATTTTTAACTGTCTTTCAAGTAGTCCCTCTGTTGCACCATTTGCGAATCTTACAATTATTTCCCACCCATCAACTGGTTTATACAGTTTTGCCAACACCATTACCTTATCACCTTTATTACCAATACCGTTCAGATTATCATTTTTAAGTTCCATAAATTGCCCTACTTTAATTGTGGATTTCATTGTTTATCCCTCCTATATGTATATAATAACAAAACCCCTAACATAAGTCAAGGGTTTTGTTTGTTTATTTTAAAATGGTAAATCATCATCATTAATATCAATTGAATGACCTTCAACCACTGGTTTTTGTTCCGGTTGGTCATCCGGGTCAAGTGGTAACGCTTCTAACCAACCAACGTTACTTGTTGGGTCTAATTGGTTTTTGTTAACCGTTACATCAACAACTAGTCCAATTGCTTTATCTTTTGCGTTGTCCCAATCCACACCTACATCTTCAAAAACTTCATTGAAGCGTACTTTTGCTTTAGCAATTTTTGCTTTGTTTGGAATGAATTGTTTTTTCTTTTCTAACCATACACCAGTATTAAAGTTAAATGCGTAGTGCTTACCTTTATGTTCAATTACTACTGAACGACATTTAGGCGAATCTTGAATTGCAACAATTGGTGCTTTCTTAATACGTTTTAAGCTAACCAGTGGTTTCTCAATTTTGATAAACCCAGACCCTTCTGTAAAGTATGCTTTACCTGATTGTTCATCAACAAATAATTCAATTTCGTTATCTTCTTTAAATGAGCCACCCGCTAAATTCAATGCTTCCTCATATTTTTTCATTGCTTCTTCTGAATCTACCCATTCCTCAGCATCTTTGTTGTATTGTTGTTTGTACGCTACTGCGTCATACATTTCTGAATAGTCTAATTTTGCCACTTGTAATTTAGTTGAAATTTCTGATTCCTCTACACTCACGATAACTAATTTTTGTAATTCTGACATAATAAAATTCCTCCAATAATTTGTTATCGTGAGTGTAGAGGAATCA